GAGTAAGCAAAAAATAAGACAATTTCCCGACCAAACTGAGTAAGCAAAAAATAAGACAATTTCCCGACCAAACTGAGTAAGCAAAAAATAAGACAATTTCCCGACCTTACAGAGTCAGATAATTTTTGTGCCATCTTTATAGGATGCCGTGCCAAGGTGTAACAAAAACGGGAGAAGCTTGTAAAGTTTCATGTAAAGGTTCTTATTGTCGTTTTCATGTGGGGCAAGAAGGAGCAGCAGGTGGAGCAGCAGTTGAAGAAAATGAAAATGTTCCTGCTCTTCCGCCGAAAACATTCAAAACAATTCAAGTTGGAGACCGTCTTTTTTTCCTAAACAGAAATTCAAACAGAAATGTCTATAATAGAAGAAATAATGGAACAGTTGGTGGTCTAGTGGGAAAGTTGCGTCAAACACGTCGCAGAAACAGTGTTTGGTCAACAAATGTTGCCAATAATCTTAATAATTTTAGAAATGCCCAAGGACCGCTAGTAACTCCCAAAATGAGTCCTAGAGGAGCTCCTCTTGCCATTCAATATAATACTTATCCAGATAATGCCATTGAACCTTCCATCATCCATAATTTAACAACTCTAGAAATTGCTGAACGTGAAGGGTTGCTTCCTAAAGGAGCACTAGAACCCACTCGGAATAACAATGAACCTGGAAGAACTCGTAAAAATAGACGTCAATGAAGAGCCCCATGAATATCCGTACCTAACTTCGGCCCAATCCGCCCCTTTCCAGCAGGAATATCTGCTATCTCCTTCGCTGTCTTCCCGCAGAGTTCAACAATAGAGGGAACCGCTGCTAGAATCGCTTCCGCCTTTACCAAAGAAACACCGTGTAAGCCCATCAACATAGCCGCTGATGGTTCTACATTGTCCTTACGCCTTGCGGCAAAGTTTCCCGTAGTTGCGGTTACCTGTTTTGCTAAAGCCAAGTCCTCTTCTGGTGTTGCCTTAAAATAGGCAGGATCTTGCTGGAAAATCTCATTAAAATGCTTAACAGTGTAAGCAGTTTCTAGCAGAGAACCTGTTTGAAAAACCGGGATTTTATACTTGAGTTGGAGACGATATGCTAGAGTCCGTAGCATTGTCTCATTAACTGTGCTCCGCTTCCCTTCAGGATTTGATTTGGGATCACCAAAGACCCGCTCCTTGCCACCGTAACACCACGCACCTTCTAGCAAATAACCAATAATTGCCCCTTCATTCCGAGCTGTCATAAGACGTGCCCGCTGTTCTCTATAGCGATTAGTCAAATGGGAACCGGCGAAATCCTCCAAGGCTTTTCTTTCGTATATGGCGATAGGAGAACCGCTGAGGTCGCGAAAAACTACATCTCCTAATAAGAGATTCTCTGCTAGAAACGGAACCTCTAAATCTTTAAGATGTTTCATTAAGCCACTTTCCCTATAATCTATTATAAGAGATACTGGCATATATCCTTCTCTAAAAATATTGTTTTATATAGTAGAAATGGATGCTAGCCGTCTTACTCGTCTTCGTAGGGAACAGGCTTCCTTGTATCTAGCAACCAATAAACTAGGTCGCAGTGCTTCTGAAACAACAACGGAAGTTAAGTACAAAAATAGCGGACGATTTGTACCCGCTACATCAACAATTGGTCTCATAGAACCATGTGCGATTAAGACACTTGAAATGTTTGGAGCAAATGTTAATAGCAGTGCTGATAATTATCTGTTTAATCGGGCGGGTGTAGCAACCTGCTGCTCTATTTCAAACAATACTAAGGGACTCAAGGTTACTTTACCCGTTGATTGCTACTCTTCTTTGGCTAATTTATCCTCATTAATGAATCCCGTACTCGGAAACCAGTGTACACCATGCTTTATGGGCGTCCGTGCTTCGCCTAATAATAGGGGCATTTGTTATCTTTCAACAATTATTCATGATGTGTAGATAGAGAACCCATGAATCTTAAACACATTGTAGCCATAAATCCATTAGTTATCTTTGGTATCAATGAGTGTCCATGGTGCCAGAAAGCCAAGCAGTTGCTGCGATCATGGCATCCCTTATTTGTCCCGGTAGGCCCGGCTGAACGCGGTCAACTTCTTAGAATGACAGGAAAAACGAGTGTCCCGCAGATTTATCTAAAAGGGAAACTTCTGGGCGGCTTTGAGGATACTAGCAGAAAAATTATGAATGGAAAAACACGGAAGGCACTGAACGGCGTTCCGCAAAGAAGAAATACAAGAAAGGCGTCTGCTAGAGGCCTTTTTTGGCAATCGGCTATTTAATAAATTTTCTTAATAATTCGGGCTTTACGCGTGCCTTTCACCTCAGTAACAGGCTTTTGCTCCGATTTTATCTGCTTGACGGTAATGGGTTTGCCGACAGGAAGATAGGGCTTATTGGGGGAAGCAGCAACAACTATTTTTTTCAAAAGATTCATCCTACTATACAGTAGAGAAAATAATGCCGGTTGGTTCACAACAGAAGATTAAGTGTTTTAAACTGCGTTTTTCGGGGATAGAGCAGCCTGTTAAAGCGTCAGAGTGTCCGCCTCAAACTGACTTGGAAAAAAAAGTCGCCGAGATGCTAAAGAAAAGGGAAGAACAAGATAAAAATTTGTTCCGCAATAAATAGAAGATGTCAGTACTGCCCAATTCATCATTTAATAACCAGTGGGCACCTGTTGCTTTCCCGGCCACAACACAGGGCAAACCGGTCTTTATGTCTGACCAGCAGAGTAAAAATCTGATGGGCTACTCAATGATCCCCGATAAGTTCTACCTGAATAAGCCCTGCCGTAACGCACTCGGTCTAGTCGGCGGCAATGATGTAAGCGTAGTCACTTCTTCACCTATGGTAGATGTTGAGTCCGATTTACAGGGTATAACACGCCCGAATACGCGGTGTAATTACAAGCAGCATGTTCCTGAGTGTGCGTTGGGCGGTGCTGCTTGCCCGAATTATCCCTCAGGTATCAAGTACACTGAAAAGACAACGGGAGAGAAGCGTTTTATCTCTACACGTCCAACCCATCTACCGACATGCCAGATGAATAGCTACCAGGGCGTAAACTATCCTACGTCATTCATACAGGAGACAGGCACCCCTTACCGTTTCTAAGTAGATAGTAGAGTGGGAAATGATACAAATTGAACCTTATGGGAAAGCTCATTTCATATCACGGATACGAAAATTATTCAATATGAATACAATTCGTATTAATGAAATTTCTGAAACAATTCAATATGTTATTTTATACGGAATCGTTACATTTTATGTTGGAACCTGGGTCAATGCCTTATTTTCAGAATTTGATAAAAAGAAAGAGTCACATTGGCTTTTGCTAGAAGTTCTGGGTCAAACAGTTGTTCTAGTCATTTGCGTTTTTTACATCCGTAAATTGGTAAAAGCCGTTCCGTTTTTGTTTTACATTCCGGGTCATTTCAAGTATAGACCCTATGAGTCCACTGAGTTTCAGGGAGAAATTGTTATCTCAATCATTTTCATCGCTCTTCAAACAAATCTTACGAAAAAACTGGAGGAATTATCCAAAAGAATTGTCGGCGAACATTAGAGTGAATATGGCTTCTGTCACAGATTATTCATGGACGCACTTACGTTCTGACCCCTGCCACTACGAGGATGACTTACGTATCACTACGGGTGCTGGCCGCTACCAACTGGGTTCTCCTGCTAATGGAACACAGGGAGTCTTCGTACCTGAGCCGACCACGCGTATCCAGAAATGGGGAGCGGCTCAACTTGTAAATCAGCAGAAGACGGATGTGGAGTCTGACCTTCTTAATATTAATCGCACAACCACAAAGTCTGCGTGTGGTTCTTATAATCCCAATACCAATAAGTTCAATGGAATGCAACCGACCCCGATGCCCGAATCTTCTTTCCCGCAGAATTTCAATCGTCTGGGTGACCCCCCGTGTACTCTGAGAGGAACCGGCTGGAATCGTTTTGAGTGGCTCTGCCAGAATCCGCAGGAAAACGTGATGGTTCCCTTTGACTGGTTTGTCCCTGGGCGTATTCTATCCAAAGATTCACACCGCCCCTGTATTCCTAAGCCTTCAAATCCTAGCCCCTCCCTGCCTTCACCGCTCAACAACTGGAGCGACTCTTTCTATAGCAAGTCCGATAACATGGTCGCACGCGAACAGGTTAAGGAGGTCCTGCCTGTCACCCAGAATCAGTGGTCCTCTCCGGAAAGCAAGATTGAGTGCCCCGCACCGGTAGGCCCGCCGAGTGTGACGTGGAACCGTACGGATAAGGCCCGGCTCTAAAAAAACTTTTCAAATCCATATAAAATATTCATTTTAGGCATTTATCATGCTTAAAATTAGTATCTACTGTTAGAGAATGGAGATTGCTGCTTTTGCCAGTCTATTGGGCATCGGTGCTGCCCTTTCAACCTATATGAGTGTCAAGCAACCTACACCTACTCAAACTGTTAGGAGACCCTCTTTAGAGAACTTTGAATCCGGATCCCCACTCAATCAGCAGGGTGGTCCCTATCGTGTTCGTACTGCTCCGGTAGCACCTCTAAGAAGACCGACTGGTGAACTAGATATTCAGTATAATCTTCCTGCTGGAGGCTCAATTAGCATGGAACCGCAGCCGTCTGACATTAAAGGCTTGCCGACTGATTACGGAACACAGATGGATGGTACTGCTGGATCCTTTGCCTTCTCCGAATCAGGCACACCTGCTCCTCAAGAATCCGGCACAAGCATTCGTCCTATGATTATCCAGCGTTTAGATGGAAATGAGGAGACACCGGTGTACTCCCGTGGCCAAAAAGTCGTCTCTGCTCTGACAGGTGTTTCAATGGACGCAGGTGAATTTTCGCATAACAACATGGTTCCCTTCTTTAAGGGCTCAGTCAAGCAGAATATGACAGATACGGGAAATCGCAACATTCTCGACAACTACACAGGAGCTGCTTCCACACAGTTCAATAAGCAGGAGCAGGGACCTCTCTTTGATCTACAACGTGAACCAAATGGAAACCCTAATGGTATTGAATCCCACACTGACTTCATGCAAGATCGTATGGTGGGCCCGCAGAACAGGGCGAATGAGAAACCGTTTGAGCAAATCCGTGTAGGCAAGGGCTTAGCTCAAGGATACACAAGCGTTCCTTCTGGTGGCTACCAGCAGCCTGAATCCTTGGATTATGCTCGTCCTCGGTCTACCGATGAAATCCGTACTGCGAATAATCCTAAATTGACGTATGGCGGCTCCGTATTACCTGCTAAGTCGCTTGTTACAAACCGGGGTCAAACAGGCGAAGTTCGTAAATACCACCCTGATACGTATTACATTAATGCTAAGGGTGAACGCAACTTTGCGAATGGCGGCACTGATAAGCGTGAACGCATGCGTTCCGTTGAAGTTCTTAAGCACCAAGCTCGTGTTGAAACTACACAGGAGCACTTCGGTACGGCGGCGTCCACTGATTTCAAGAAGGAATATCAGATTCCCTCATTCAAGGCACCGCTTGTCAGCCAGCATGGTGAATTTGGCTGGCGTAACGCGGATGCAACGAATTACTTTGGCAGCACTGAATCTAAGGAGAATGACTACGGTAAATCCGCAATTGATATCCGTCCTAACGAGCGTTACTTCACAGGGGAAAAGGTCCACGGCCTCAACGTAAAGCCCGATGCTCGTGAAACTACGATGCGTTACCAAGATGCGGCCAAGCCCACTCGTAATGAGGAAATGCTAGGAAATCCTCGTGGGTCTGGCAACTTCTCAGCCACTGGTGCTGGAATCCCCGGTGCTATGACAGTCTATGATCCGAATGACATTGCTCGTACAACAATCAAGGAAACTACGGTGGATAATGACTGGTTAGGTATTGCTGGTACGGCCGATGGACCCACCAAGTTAATTGCTTATGATCCGGAGGATATTGCGAAGGTTACGGGCAGAAATACGCTGTCTGAGCCGGATAAGATGATGAACGTCAGTCTCCAAGGTGTACCGAACAAGCCGCAACTTCAATCACCGGACGGTATGCGATCAACACAGAAGGCTACAATTTCAGCCAATTCCGAATATACGGGTTCAGCCGCTTCTACGGAGGGACAGCGTGCTCGTGTCTACACGGCGGAGTACAATATGCGTCAGTATTCGCAGATGGAGACGGTGGCTAAGGGACGCCAGCCTATCAGTGGAAATGGCAATCTGCCCATTTTCAACGGCGAAGATCAGATGAATATCTCAATGCGTAAGTTGGATTCGGACTATATCAATGATCGCCAACCGCCTGTCTATCGCGTGAATGGACCGGCATCAGGAGCAGAAGTTATTGGACAGGTGAAGTACCGTGCTCCTCTGCGTTTGGATATGTCCGCCGACCGTTTCAATGCTGCGTCTGTTAAGTCACTCAATGATAATCCATATGTAATCAATCTAGCAGAACGTGCTGCTGGACGGACTTAAATCCACCCACACATACCCTGATAGAATGAATACAGCAGCGTTAGATCCACACGCACCGCGGTCTTACAAAGACCTGGTGGGAAATGGAAGCACTTTGGAAAAATGGGCGACTATAGTTGCCGAGCAGAAAGCCACCCACGTTTTATGGATGGGACCTGTTGGAATCGGCAAATCCACATTTTGGAAACTAGTGGCTCCTCGTGATCAACTGCTAGTGATTAATTGTTATGCGGATGCCGGTCTAAGAGAGCAACGTGATAGTATCAAGCATTTTATTCGTCTTTCATCTGGTTCTTCTAACAAAGTAATTCGCTATATTCTGTTTGAGCACGCAGAAGTCTTGTCTGATGACGCACAGGCGTTCCTGCGTAGAATGTTAGAAGTGTATTCTGCTAGTATCTTTTGTATCTTTGAAGTCCGTGATGCTACGGCTATTACTGACCCTATTAGCAGCCGCTGTCAAATCGTACAACTTTCACCTCTCCAGCAGTTTGAGATTGATTATGAATTAAAACGCAGGATTCCTTCGCTTCCTCCTGCTACAACACAGAGTATAGCACGTTTAGCAAATGGAAACTTACGCTGGGCTCTATTTCAAGGTTTTGGAGCCGCTTCGGGTTTCTCTTTATCACAACTCTGCTTGACGCCGCCGCCTCTTAAGGGAAAATCTCTCCGAGAAATTGTGGAATGGGAAATTCAACTGAATCAAAATGGCTATGACCCGCGGATAGGTCTGTTAACTATTCTTCCGGAAAACTTAATGGAACTGTGGCGGCGAATCATGGAAACACCTGGAGGTGTTCATACTCGGTCACAGACAATTCTTATGGCGTTGGATGGATTGTCTGCGGAAGCAAAGGCATAAAAGAAAAAGGGTAATAAATAATGGAGTCAGCAACCTACTCGGAGGCACGTGTTGAATATCAAAAGCAGATGTCTAGCAAGTTAATTGTACCTTTGCTGAGTTTTTTCCGGAAGATTCGTGCGGATCTTTGGCAGGAATCCCAGCAGTCTATCCTTTCACGGTTTCAGCGGAAAGTTGCGGAGATTCCGAAGTGGAATCAAGACGTTGTAGCGGAGGAGACCGC